ATTTATAGAATAATCTCCAGCATTAAGAGTAACAACACCATCACTATTTATAGTTAAACCTCCGATCTGATCGTTTGAATCACTTGTCCCAATATTGCTCCCAGAAGCACTATATGACGCACCAATCCGTGTTGCCTGTGTCATGGCCGCATCTACTTTTACGCTTACACTTGATGTAAATTTTGAAGTGATGTCAGCAAGAGCAACTGATGGTGTGAAAGCTAATAAAACAACAGGAATTAATTTTTTCATTTCTTTGTAGGGGGTGGATCAATAATTTCTGCTCCTATTATTTTAATAGGGGTTTCTACTCTTATAGTCTGCACCGAACCGTTATTATTTGCAAGTTTCTTAGTCTCCTCCTGAGTTTCTTTACGTTTTTTAGATCCCTCAAGGCCAAAAGTAGCTAATGCCCCAGTTAATAAACTTGCTGGAAATGTTATGTCTTTTGGTTCTGTACTATATCCAGGGATCGTTATGTAGTTAAGAGAAACGATGAAACCAGACCAAATAACAACACCCAATCTTACAAAAAGACTTATTATGGCCAGTTGTTCTTCTTTATCGTCAATGCTTTCTTTTATCTTTTGCAAAGGATTTTTCTTTTTTTCTTCAACCATAACTATTAAAATTAGCCATAATACTTTAATTATAGCTAAATCATGCCAGAGGTACACGCAGCACTGATTGGGGCAGCAGCTACCGCCTTCCTCATGGTTTTATCAAACATAAGCAACAGAAGAGAAAGAGATATAAGAGAAATTTTTAACCGAATCAATCAGCTAGAGAAAGCCGTAAGTCGTATTGAGGGGCAGAATCGCTAATCTTTGGTATGTTTGGGAAAGAACACAAACATTTATGTCTAAATTTTTAATCAACCTGTTCATCAAGTTCGGCAAAAGTGAATCGTTACGCAAGGCAGCTTTAAACCTACTAAAAGATCTTGCACAGAAATCTGACAATGATGTAGACGATGCCATCGTCAAGATGATTGAAGAAAAACTCTTTCCAGTAAAATGAAAAAGAGAAAATTTCTTAACATCGAGATAGAAGATGCTCCACTGGAGTTGGAGCTATCGGTGGAACAAAGATGCCGTGACATCTTGGCCTCTGATGATGTCTACAGCGTCAAACGGTATTGCACACATCTGGTAAGGCATCAGATGAAACAGGATGTATTTCTTGCATCCTTACTTGGCCGCCTTGTGGAGCTTGAGGCTGCTAATGCTGCACATCAGGTAAGAAAAAATAAAAGAGGATTTATGAAACGCTTCTTTCGTATTGGTTAAGCTCTTCTTTTGTAAAATCTTTCACCAATAATTTATCAATCTTATCAATTTCAAAATTAAATTTAAGGATTGATGTTCTGATGTGTTCAGTGACCCATGCACCGTCTTTATTTACAACCTGTGCCTTATTCCTTTCATTAATGAACACATAATGATCCTGACCTTTTAGTTGGACATCCAATAAATTTTTTTCTAAGTTTTTACGTCTTATTTCTTTCAACGCTCTCAGCTTTTTTGAATCACTCATTTTCCAGTTCCGCTATCCTTTTATTTATAGCATCATATCTTACACAATATTCCTTAAGATCTAACCGTTCAAACCAAAATTTTTTCTGTAATTCTGCAAGCTGGTCATAATAATTTTTGATCAGGTCTTTATTTTTCATTTCCAATATAATAATTTTCTCCTCCACCAATTAATACCTCTCCACAAGAATTTTTGACAATAGCTCTTAGTGGTTCGTTGAATTTAAGTTTTGCTTGTGATTTCTTTGCAGATTCTGTAAATTCAAATTTAACACCTTCCTTTGTATGCCTTATAGCTTTAACGAGTTTTAAATAATATGTATTCAATCCTTTCGCTTTATAAACTTGATAAGTTAAAATTTGCGGTCTATCTTTAACGCCTAATGACCAATGATATTCAATATCATCAAAAAATACTTCTTTTCCATCTTCTATTGCTTGTTTTACTTCTTTAGCGTTCATTTTTTGCTCCATAATTTTATGAGAAGTTCTAATTCAGCAACTCTTTTTTTCGCTGCTGCGATTTTTTCGGCTGTTGTCATGGTTTTGTTTTTTTATCATTTCTTATTTCGTAGTTTTTCTTTCATTTTTTCAATTAAAAAATCTTTTACATGAAGACTTTCTTCATGTCTCCTATTAAACTGTTCACCCATTTTTTTGCTATTTAAAGTCCAGTTTTCTTTTATCTCCCAACTAGGTTGGTTTTTGTTTAGTTTGTTTTTTTTCATGGTGTTCTAGAGGTTAAAAATAAAAAAGGGGTCTTACATAGCTTTGATTATTACTGGGTTGTGTGCCAGAGTACTTCTGGACTGCTCCCTCAAACTAAGTAAATAGAACGACCATTGCTAATGCCCCAATAAATTAGGCTGGGATTGCTTCTGAGCTTCTACTCTTTACAGGTAATGTGAAGTCATTCACCCTTACCTGAATGGATGCTCCAGCACTGCCATCTCTTTTCTCAAAAGTATTTAGGTTGCCAGATCCTGTCACGGTAATCTGACTGCCTTTCTTGATATAGTCCATGACGACATCTCCTCGGTTGCCCCATACAGTGCAATCAATCTGGACAGTCACATCCTGTATGTCTGTTAGTAGTCTGAAATTTGTTACCTTAGTTCCCTGAGAAGTTTCCTTCTGTACTGGGTCTGAGGCTAGGTTGCCAACGGCTGTAATGCTTAACATGATAATTTAATTAGTCAGGGTTGTTAGTTTTGTTCTGCCAATCCTCAATATCTTCTCGGTTGTACCGAATAGTGTTATTAAGGATGACAGTCCATTTTGGGCCACTGGGATGACCCTTGCGAGTTTTGGTTCTCCAAAGTCGCACAGTTTGAGGTTTTACACCAAGCTCTTCAGCTAATTGATCTGATGTGATTAGTTCATTCATGAATCCTCCTTCTCTAGAATAAGTGTCAGTAATCCATCTCTTTGATCTTCACTAATAGCATTAGTTTCATATCGTTTTGAAATGTTTTTCTTTAACAAACCGAGTTTGTCTTTGTTACTTGGTTTATTAATAAAGGCTTCACATTCTTTGATGAACTTATCACTTTCGGATCTATCAATTGGTTTATTACTTGAGACAGTTGGTTTACTATCATCAGGTTTTAACCATGCCTTGTCCTTATCGTATAAAGACAGGCCAAATTGATCTCCAAAACTTTTCAAGGCTCTCTTCAAAGCGTCACTTTCTGCCTCTTTAATTGCTGATTCATGTCTTTCACCAATACCGCCCATGCGACCATGGCCAGAGCCATAACCTTCTCTGATAACATTTCCAACGGTAATTCTTACCTTTGCAATATAAGAAACACATTTTGAATCTTCTGCAACAAGGCCAGCCTCTAAAGTTTCACATGACCAACCATCAAAACCGAAGATGCGGTTGGCTTCTTTAATAACGTGCCAGCTTTCAACATAAGCTAACTTCTGACCACCGCCACCTGGTCTGAAAGAAACATTGTCTTTGTTAATTTTTTGATTCAGCAGTTTTTTCTGCTCTTCATTAAAACTCATTTTTCTAAAGGGGTTGAAAATGCCCATCGGGGCAGGGATAAAGATTGAACTCCTGTTTGACACCAGCTTGGCCAATCATCAAGCAAGCGACATTCGGCAATCTTATCTAGAGCTTCTCTAGACAGTTTTTGCCCTTCTTGCAACGCATCATCGTCAAGCTCCCATAATCCAACATCGAATGGATATTCAGACTGAACTACAAGAAAAATAAATCTCTTTGCTGATGGAATACCAGACAAGTAATGAGCGCATTGTAAATGGTAGCGGAAATTTGCTACTGCCTTTGCAAAGTCTCTGGGGTTTGCTCCTGTTCTACTGGTTTTTAAATCCACAATAGTTTCCTTGTTCAACCAATCAGGTCGGCACTTACAAGTCAAACCAGAGGTGGTATCTTCCCACCAGTATGATTTTTCTGCAATACCAAAACTCAATAACTTCTTGGCATGGGGTTCAGCAAAAACTGCATCTCTCATCTTAATCGCATTTGCCATATCAGATTCGGTAACGGCAGTCATGCCCTTTTCTTCAGCTTCTTTTGCCTCTTCCTTACCTTTTTTGGTTGTCCTTGATGATACTGCAACAAATCTTTTTGTCAGTTCATCAGGTTCTAAGACGGCACAATGAGTCAATGTTCCAAGCAACATGGCACTTGTTGGTTTATGTTCTGGCCTGTCGGGATTAAGAAAAGAGTTCCAGTAAGCTCTAGGGCCATGAGATACCATTACTTTTTGCATTGATGCTGAGATTGCAGAATCAGCATGGTATTTTTCGTTTGAAATTTGGGTTGATCCTGTTGTCATGTGTCTGAGTACCTCTTTGTGTGAGGGCCATATTGCATCATTATCCGAGGCCATGTTTTCAAGATAAGTGCTTTGTCCTGTGGCATTGCAACAAGACCAGCCTGTGCAAGTCTCTTAAGAAAAGGTGATGCGTCTGGAGAATCAATTACAGATGCGAATGTATTGAAGATTTCTTTATCGGTCATGGTTAAAATTGGATTGCCGAGGTCGGAGCGTTCAGGGGTTGGTCGCTTCTTCCTCGGTTGTTTATGGAAGCGCAGACCAAGATCATATTCACTCATCATCTTTTGGCCAACTCCTTACATGCAGCCTCGACATTATATGTAAAGCAATCAATCTTGGTAGATTGAAGTAATGAATCTGTAAGTGCAAAATATCCTATACCAAAAATACAGATGTAAAGAAATAAATGTTTCATGGGGTTGGGTTTCAGGGGCTTTCTAATGATAACTAACGATCAACACTTGTCAACTGCTCATGAATATCTTTTACTCTTTGCAGTGGTATAGCGGCGCATGCTGGGATTACTGCATTTCCTAATGCCCTAAGTCGGTATGTCCTACCTCGAAGCCCATCATTTCCTCGACAAAGGACGGCGCTAGAAACATATCCTCTCCAGTTGGGGTTGAGAGTTCGCCTCTTCTCGCTATAGAAGAAAGCATTTTTCCAGAGTGATGATCCCATTCCTTGGCTGTTGCCTTGTGTTCCACTGCCGTTGGTGTCGGTAGAACGTAATGGATTTTTCTGCCCAAGCTGTCCAGCTTCTTGCAGTTCTTGTTTGACTCCTGTGAACCGTCTTTCCAATCTCTGGCGGTCGGGGTGGGAAGAGTCTGATCTATCACTTCCGTTGCCAAGCCCTTGCTGTGCCTCCTCTCTTTGTTCGGACTCCTGTCGTAATACATCGAGTCGTTGCAAACTGTCGGGGTCGGTAGCATTGATTTGAACAGTTTCTGTGTCTCTGGATTCACTGCCTCCCTGAGATTGGCAAGTTTCGTTCTTCCTTTTCTCGGCCCCTCCATCTGTCTTTTTAATGCTTCGGGACTTCTCTGAGGAAGGTGATCCATTGTAGTTGGGGTCGGCAAGGCTTCCTTTATAAGCAACGAGGAACCATCTATCGCGGTGGTGACAGGCTTGCACAGTATCGCTTGCTCGAAAAGTTGACCATTCTGCAAAATACCCTCCCTCGGAAAGCTCTCCGAGTACAATGTCCAATCCGTTATTAAGGATCGCTGCCACGTTCTCCAAGACGATGTAGTCGGGTGATACCATGCGAACGACTCGCATGAGTTCAAAGAAGAGGCCTGACCTCGTTTCTTTGGTAATACCCGCCCTTCGGCCTGCTTGGGATATGTCGGTACATGGAAAACCTCCGACAACAAGCTGGGCTGAATGTAGTTCTGGTTCAAAGGTTCTGATGTCATCGTGAATAGGGATGTGTGGCCAGTGTTTTTTTAATACTTTTTGACAGTATGGATCATTTTCAACAAATTGTGCAGTTTCAAAACCGCCAACGATTTCCTGTGCAACTTTAAAACCACCAATTCCACTGAAAAGGTCTATAGATTTGATTGGTTTCATATTAATAGCCTTTCAATCCATCATCTCCGTAAACATCTGTCATCAGAAGATCATACAATTTTTTTAAACCTTTAAAGTCAAAATATCTTACTTTATCTAATTCATCTAAAATTTTTAATTTGGTTTTATGGTCAAAGTTTGTACTAAGATCTTGAATCTGATTAATGTAGTAAGTGCGATTGCTGTTCATTTGAGGGGGTTGTATCTATACCTATATTATAAACATATTTGTCAACAACTGTCAACAGACCTATTGCTGTGTTTTATGTACTTCAGGACAAATAATACTGCGGTTGGCCTACTGCTGTGTTCTGGATACCACTTGTATTTACCAATAGCTGTATTCTTGTTAGTCGTTGTTTAACCAATAGCAGTATTATAGTAACCACTTGTAGCAGTTAAAAGCCTTGCAATAACTACGTTTTGTATAAAATAACCGATTGCTGTATTTTACTTCCATGCAATTTACCCAACTGCTGTATTATGTGTGCCGCTTGTATTTATTACTGTTGTGTTTTTACCAAAAGGCAAAAAACCTACTGCTGTGTTTTTGTATAGAAGATATTTACCCTACTGCTGTGTTTTTAGTGCCGCTTGTATTTTAGATGTAAGTAATTTAACCAATGACTGTATTTTTATAAATCATTGATATGACTGATATTTATAGCTGTATTCTATGTAAGGTAATTTAACCAACAGCAGTATTATTTAAGCCAGTTGTATTTTTATCAAGTAAATTAACCAATTGCAGTGTTTTAGTTGCTGGTTGTATTTTCTTCCATTGTATTCTTACCAAGTGTTTAGAACCCTATTGCAGTGTTTTTCTTTCCAATAGTTTTTACCAACAGCAGTATTATGGTTGCCAGTTGTATTTCCAATTCAAGTATTATAACCAGTAGTTGTATAAAGTAAAACCATTGATATAACTAGCTTTTAGTTAACGAATCCTACTGCTGTATTTTAGGTTCTTGCAACAAAACCTATTGCAGTATTCTATGTACCCATGGTAATTCCTATTGTTGTGTTTTAAAAACAAGCCAAACAACCAACAGCAGTGTTTTAGTAACCATTAGTAATTCCTACTGCTGTAGGATTGCTAAAACGCAAAAAAAAAGACCCCGAAGGGTCATGTATTAAGTTGACTAATTATTTAATTAACTTGTTTAACTTTTTTTCTGCTTGATCTACGCAACCAACACCATCAAACTGAAATTTAGCTATTGTTTCACCAATTTCGTAGTTGCATCCTGATTTTTCATAAACACAAATGGTAACTCTTTCCCAATCTGGATTGCGTTTATCTCCTTGATAACGACCTAAATGATGGTGAAAATATATCATTGGAAAAATCTTTTCATCACTTCTAATTAAATAGTGTTTGTTGTCTTTGTCCTGACGAATTAAAGTTTTTTTCATTTGATTAGTGGGGTTGTTATACCTCCATTATAAACATAACTTTCAACAACTGTCAACAAGGTTTCATAACATCAACTGCGAATCCAGCTGCTTTTAGTTCCTCAATCCTATATTTCTGGATTTCACTAAGTCTCCCCTTCTCACTCTTAACCTCAATAAATTTGACCTCATCTGGTTTCATACATATCAAGTCAGGTAAACCAGCTTTGTTGCACATTATTAATTTGATTACTGTCCACCCTTCTTTCTCGTGCCTGTCGATCAGCTTCTTCTGATATTGAGCTTCTGTCATTTCTATAATGCTTGATCGTATAGCTTTCCTTTGATTGTACTACCTGATAAATTTTTGGCTCAATTCCCTTTTCCGCAAAAATATAATGTATTTTGTTCTTTCTATCCCTGCCAAGAAAACTTGCTCTTTCTCTTCCCTGCAAATAACTAAGTGCAGAATAATCTATTCCCAAAAAGATTAGGTGATCGGCACTGCTTAAATTGACACCCTCACGACAACTCTTGACCTGACCGATAAAAACAGAATCGCTAACGGCATTGAATATATCTGGATCATCTGTTGCCCTTGCACCAAAACTTTCTCTAAGCATTTTGCCTTCAGCAATGAAGCAATATAAAATGGCGATCCTTCCACTGAAGTTATCTCTTATATATTCAATTTTGCTTTTATCAAAAACTACAGCACCATGGTTCTCAGTAATAACATGGCCATTATAAATCTGACGCAACTTACTCATAACTTTTGCACCAGTATCTGCAACAACTGATCTTCCTGTTGCTCTACCAATAACACCATTTTTTATAATTCTCAAAGCCAACCTATATGTTCTTCTAGACATCTTCACCATATGCACTTCCTCCTCAACCTCCTGAGTGAAACCAGCTTCCTTCTGTGTCATCTGCACTGTATAAGGTTCAATATCCTTTAATATTCTGCTTTGCTTGGCATCTGAATAATCTTTGATCACAACACCAGTTCCAACTCTCTTCTCCTTTACATCAACATAGTCACTAGCCCACCTGTAAAAGTTCTGATAATGACTCCATAAAAAAGGTGTCAATGACCACTGGTGATAAAGCTGGCTGAAGCTCTCAGGGCTTGGTGTTCCACTCATTAGAATGATGCTGTTATATCTTAACTGCAAGATATTCTGATATCGTTGAGATGGTTTTGGAAATGCACCCACACTGTGAGCCTCATCAACGATGATCATATTCCAGCTTGTTCCTTTAAAATTTTTTAGCTGCTCAAAGTTAGTTATGGATACTACCCTTTCAAGATTCATCTTTTCAACATCACTTTTTATACTTGGTATTGCCTTTTTCTTAGTAATCACCAACACCTTCTCAAGCGCCATATTTCTGACAACAGATAATGCAACCAGCGTCTTACCTGTTCTGCATTCACCACTAAGATATGCACATTTCTTGATCTGACAAAGTTTGGTCAACTTTCTGCTCGCCACTTTTTGATATTCTCTTAATTTAACCATTGCACATACTGTATATGGTGGTATCTTACCCTATAGTTACACATAAACAACCCTAGATATGGAACAAGAGCAAACATTAAAAACAATTAATATTCAACTCTCGCAGGGTCAGATAAAATGGCTTGATGATAACAAGGGATCTGAATCAAGATCCTGTTTACTCAGATTAATAGTTTCTGAAAGAATGGAGCAGGCTGCATAACAATGGATATAAAAGAAGAACTGCTTGGCCTACCCAAGCACTGGGGTTTTGTTGCCGTTCAAAATAAAAGACCCTATCAAAATGATTGGCAGAATAATCCACTCACACGCTCACAACTGTTCAAAGAAATCTCCTCAAAAAAATCTACAGGTATCGGTGTTTGCTGCGGTGTTCCTTCAGGTGGTTTATTATTTCTTGACCATGATGGGCCATCAGCTGCAAAAATATTAGGGGAATGGGGTTTTTCTCTCTCCTCTCTACCTCCATCATGGATGGTCACATCAGGTCGGGTTGGTAGATTTCAAATAATTTACCAAGTTCCAGAAAAGTATTGGTCAAAGATAAAGACACGCAAATTTCAAACAGGGGTAAAGGATGAAGATGGTTCTGTTGAACAGATCGAACTGCGGTGGAATGGTACGCAATCCATAGTATCTGGTAAACATCCTAAAACTGACGGTTATAGATGGATGGAAAATCGCTCGCCAAAAGATCTTGAAATTGCAGAAGCTCCCTTTGCCATAATCGAAAAGATGATGGATCAGAAGAAAAAGACAATAACTCCACAGATACAAACTCTTAATTCAGATACTGATAAAGCACGTTCTCTTCTTCAATCAATTAATCCAAACCGTCTGGATGATTATGATGCTTGGCTAAAGATAGGCATGGCTGCTCATTCTGTCGGTGATAATTCTCTACTCCACGATTGGGAACAGTTATCACAGAAGAACAGCAAATATAAATCTGGTGAATGTGAAAAAAAGTGGGCATCATTTAAATCATCTGGGGTTTCCCTTGGCACTCTCCAAAAGTTTGCTTCAGAAGATGGTTGGACTCCACCACCACGATCCTTCCCCACTTCAATAAAACCAACAGAAGAATCAAAACCAGTTCCTCGTAAATTAGAACAGCTTACATCACAGGAACTTATAAACTTTTTACGGAATCTGAAACAGGAGATAAGATTCAATACCTTTTCTCATTCAATAGAAATGGATGGCAAAATAATAAAAAATATTGAACTTTTTTATCTGACACTTGCAGAGCTTGGTTATAAAGTACCGAAAGAAATGGCAATTGATTGTCTCCTAAAAGTTGCCCATGAGAATGAATATGATCCTGTAAAGCTATATCTTGATCATTGCTACAACGAGATAGAACCAGAACTTTATGGCATTGAAAGATTGGCCTCGACATATTTAAGACCACAGGATCAAAAACTGAAAGAACCGACAATATATGATGTGATGCTCAAACTTACTCTTATAAATGCAGTGAGAAGAGTTTATATTCCAGGTTGCAAACATGACACAGCAACTGTTCTTCAAGGTTCACAAGGCATAAAAAAATCATCATTCTGGCAGACACTTTTCGGGCCTTTCTTCTCAGATGCCCTCGGTGATATTTCTTCAAAAGATGATCTTCTTGTCCTACATCGTTCATGGGGAATGGAGTGGAGCGAAATTGACGGGGTCACAAGTCGCAAACACGCTGGAACAATAAAAGCTTTTTTATCAAGATCAACTGACCTACTCAGAGTTCCATATGGTAAAGCAGTTGAAGAATGGCCAAGACGTGGCATCATTGTTGGATCAACTAATAAAGAATCTGGATTATTGATAGATGACACAGGTAACAGAAGATTTATGATTTGTCCCTGTACTTCAAAATCTATTGATCTTGATTCACTACAACTTGAACGTGATGCTCTTTGGGCCGCTGGAGTTCATCTTTTCAAAAATAATGAACCGCATTATCTCTCCTATGAACAGGAAAACCAGATTGAAAAAGAAAACCTTTCTTATATGGTTGATTCGCCATGGCTTTCTGTAATAACCAACTACCTGAACGATCCAGCTAATGCAATGAAGGACATAACAATTGAACTTCTGCTTGCCGAAGCAATAGAGAAACCAATTGAAAGACAGACAAAATCTGACACAATGACTGTCTCATCCATTCTCAAATCCTTACATTATGAACGTAAAAGAAAACGTGTGGCGGGAACACCGAAATGGGTTTGGTTCTCACCTGTTCTCACCCCTGTTCTCACTACTGGGAACGGCTAAAATCCTTACTATCACTATCTTATATATATATGTTCTCTATGTTCTCTATGTTTTATATATAAATATAATAATAGGTAATATATAGGGAAATATAGGGTTAGGTAAGTTTGTAGCATTTCTGGGAACACTTGGGAACGTGGGAACACCTTGCAGTCTCAAATGAGTCTCAAATTACACAAATATTCATATTCTCGCTTTTCCGTGTAACATCTATGTAATGGCTAAAAAAGGCACAAAAATAGAAACACTGATCAGGTCACGAGAACTTGGCAAAATCATTGCCAAAGGTGGTCGTAGATCCGACTGCATAGAATATGCCTCTAAAAAATGGGGGGTTGGTTATAAATCTGTGGATAAGTATTTAGAGATCGTCAGAGCAGAAATGAAGGCCGATTGGGATATGGAAAGGCCAGAAATGGTGGCAAATCTTTTAGCGCAGGCTGCAACGCTACAGATGGAAGCAAGGGAAAAAGGTCATTTGCATATTGCTCTTGGTGCAATCAATACAGCAGCTAAACTTGCACAGATTATTTCGTGAGCATTTTAGATACAGTTCAGCCCGGAAAAGTTTTATATCAAATCGGTGCTTATGATTTACCGACAGCAAGTGAGGCGATAGAGCGCATCAATCAGGATCTACTTCCGCATCAATCAAAGTTTTGTGATGATCTCGACCATAGAAAATTAGCTCTTGTCTGTGGCTTTGGTGCTGGCAAAACAGTCGGTTTAGTTGCGAAAGCAACAATACTTGCAGCAATGAATATTGGTCATGTATCAGCACTCTTTGAGCCAACTCATGCAATGTTAGTCGATATTCTTGTGAGAACTATGAATGAACTGTTAGACCAATGGCAGATTCCTTTTTCTTATAGAGCATCTCCTTTACCATCTTTCACTTTAGAATTTAAAGAAGGCACTCACACAATCTTATTAAGAACCATGCTTACTTATCAAAGATTACGAGGCCAGAACCTCTGTGCAATTGGATTTGATGAGGCAGATACTGTGCCAAAACGAGAGGCAGAAAATGCTATGAATATGGCACTTGCAAGACTTAGATCTGGAAATGTTCAACAGTTTTACGCAACAACAACTCCTGAAGGTCATGGCTGGGCATTTGAAACTTTTGAAAAAAATAAAAAGTCCGACACTGGATTGATTCAGGCAAAGACTGCTGATAATCCTTATCTGCCCGATACATTTATTCCATCTTTGTATGAAAATTATCCACCGCAGTTAATAAAAGCTTATCTTCTGGGACAATGGGTTAACCTCACAAGCGGTCAGGTCTATGATCGTTTTGACCGTAATCATCATGTCATCAACAAAATACCGTTTGATATCAAGATGGAAACCCTTTTAATTGGGGTGGATTTTAACGTAATGAACTGTAATTCTGTAATTGGTGTCAGAGATGGTGACAAGTTGGTCATCATTGATGAAATATCAAAACAAAAAGATACAGATGCGTTGGCACAGGAGATACTCAGACGCTATCCTTCAAACAGAATATTAGTTTACCCTGACGCTAGTGGTTCAGCACGTTCAACGATTAACGCATCAAAGACAGACATTGCAATCCTCGAAAGTTACGGCTTCAGTTCAATGGCTCTCAAGAGCAACCCCTTTATCAAAGATAGAGTTGCAACCGTCAATGCGTTACTACAGAACGGCAAAGGGGAAAGACGTTTGGCGATTCATGCCAGTTGCACTCGTTTGATTGAGTGCCTTGAATTGCAAAGCTATGATGAAAAGACAGGAGATCCAGATAAACAGAATGGTTATGATCACATGAATGATGCTTTGGGGTATTTAATCTATCGTGAATTTAATTTGCTTTATGGTAGGGCAGGCAAGCCAACTGGTATTAGAATATATTAAAAGTAATGGTACTATGAGGAAAAACCGTGTATAGCTC